GCCACCATTTATCAGGGTTGTCCCAGAGGCGTTGCAGGATAGCGCGCACGCCCTCTCCCGCCGCTTCTTGTTCATTGATGTCGAGGTCGCCGTCGATGGAGATTGTGGTTGCTGGCGTGCGCCAGTCGATGTTGCATTCGACGGACGCGTCTGGGTACTCTTCGGCCACCGCTTCGGCTACCGCATCAGCGTAGGCGTCGAGGTAGGCTTCGGTCTCTGCGTCGATTTCGGTGTCGTAGTCGAGGCATCCGCGTGCCGCTATGGCGATTTCGATTTTGTCGATTTTCATGGTTCTCTCCAGCTCATGATCCCCGAGGCGCGGTTGTGTTCGCATCGAACACAACGCCATTTTACGACCAATGGTCGTAAAATGCAAGAAGTTTTTCGCTATTTTGAATGGCTGAAACGATTTATTTCTTCTATCGTAGGATGCGTTATACGTCCCAGACTTCACAGCTCATGAACGCGCGGATGAACTCCGTCGCCTGTGGGGCGACAATGGCGTTTCCGTAGGCACGGAGTCGGCCGATTCGACTGCCCCGGTCTTTGCGCGGGAGAATCGAGAGGCGTTCTTGATCGGTGCGCACTCGTCCCATGCGACCGGCAGACCCATCAGCCAACGGGAATGTGCCGGGTTCAACTGGCCGCCACTTTCCATCCCTGCAGAGCAGCCAGTCAGCATCTCGCCAGAAGCCGTTAGTCGGGCCGGGCCGGCGGCCAGCTTCGCCACTCCAGGTAGCTTCAGAATGATCTCCCTCGTTCCGTCCGCTTTCGTCTTGCCGTAGCTGTGCGTGCTGCGCTCGTCGTTGACGATCGGCGTCGGCCAACCCGCCATGGTCGCGACATGCGGGAGCGCTACCGCTACCTTCCGGCCGTCTGGCGTTTTGCCCGTCGCGCTCAACCCCTCGAAGGATTGACTGCCCTGCGAGTTGCCGACCGTCGGCGTAGGCCACCCAGTACAATCTTTGTCGGATATGCGGTGCGCCGAAGCCCGCAGCGCAGGTATCGACCGCCCCGAAGGCGTAACCCGTGCCTTCCAGGTCATCTTGTACAAGGTCGAGCCAAGCAAGGCCGTCTTTGCTCGCAACCTGCTCGCCAAAGACGACTGGAGGGCGGCACTGCTCGATGAAGTGGAACCACGCGGGCCATAGGTGCCGCTCGTCAGCAAACCCCGCTCCTTTGCCTGCCGCGCTGAAAGGTTGGCATGGGCAACTGCCGGTCCATGCCTTATTTCGGCCATATCCTGCCTGATTAAGCGCGTAGTCCCGCACTCCAATACCGGCAAAGAAGTGCACTCTGTCATATCCTGTGAGATCGTTTGGTCTGACGTATTCAATGCTTCGTTCATCCACATCACCTTTAGTAATCCAACCTTCATCCATCAAATTACGTAACCATTGCGCTGCATACGGATCAATCTCATTGTAGTAAGCCCGCAAGTTTTTATCGGCTTTGATGGGCATAAATCCTCGCGATCAAATTTAAGAAGGTTTCTTTATCCATATCTCGCTTGGCATAATTGCAGTCAGCGCAGCATGGCTCGCAGTTCTCAACAGAGTAGCCAAGTGAGCTATTGATCCTGTCAATGCCGATGCGTTCATTGGCTCCACAATAAACGCAAGGCTTGCTTACCCTTGCTTTAAGGGTCTGCTCCATTGCCGTCTGGTGCGCGCGGCCAAGCGCCTCCAGCGCCTGCCTCAGCAGGGCCTCGTCGCGCTGTTCGCGTTCTTCCAGTTCCCGCAACGCCTCCGCCAGCCGCTCGGCGCGCTCAAGCTCTTTGCGCCACCGGGTTTCCAGAACGTCGATCCCTTTACGGGCATCCGGCCCGAACAGCTCCACCAGAACCTCGGACCAGTACGCGGACCCCGGTGCCCATCGAACGGCACTGGCGCCATCAGTTCGCAACCTCTCCACCTCCGCCCGCAATGCCTCGTTCTCGGCCTTCAGCGCCTCCAGCGCCGCGTGTGTAGTGTCAGTCATTGCTCGCCTCCCGCGCCTTGAATTCGATGGCGTTTTTATAGTAGCGGGTCAGTCTGTCGCACTCGGCTTGAAGAGCGGCAAATTCTTTCTTGTATTCAGCGCAACGGTGGTAGGCCATCGCTACATCATTCTGAATGGAATGAGCGATTACCCCGGTTTCATATCCACGGCCAGACAGAAAGAATTCCGCCTTCTCCTCGTCGGTTTTAAGTTCACAAAATAGCTGGTTCATTGCTCGCCTCCCGTGTGCGGAGCATGGCGTCGGCGATATGCCACGCAAATTCGGCCACATCATCTACGGTACAATTGCACCAGCCCCACCCGCTCATGCCGTTTTGCTGAATCGCGCCGCCGGGGTTGGCGAGTAGCCCCTGCAGCGCCTTGGCCGCGAACCAGTCGCGCAGGGTCATGCCCCCATAACCGCTCTCAAACCGGGAGCGGCATTGCAAATCCTCAACCGGCAGCGGAAACGCCGGGCCTCCGTCATTGATCATGTTCATTGCTGTTCTCCTTCTGCTCCAGTTTCTTGAACTCGTTCCAGTTCCCGCAACATCTCCGCCAGCCGCTCGATCTCCGCCACAGCAGCCGGGGGCGTGCGTGGTGTCAGTCATTGCTCGCCTCTCGATCCAATACAGCACTTTCCAATACGGCACTTTCCAACATCTCTTTGAGCGCGGCTTGCCCTTCAGGGCTGATCGCCATGAATAACCCACGGATTAACTTCTCCCACGCAGCGCCGTCTTTGATCCACTTTGGCTTCTGGAAATACACCAGTGGCTGGAACTGGACACCGCTCTCTACCCACAATGCGTATGACTTTCTAACGCCCTTGATCGGGCAACTCAGGAAAAATTTCATTTGTTCTCCTTTGCCATCGTGGCCTTCCCGCTGCCAGTAAGCACGGCGGTCAGTCATGGCGCTCTCCTGTCTGGATGGGGGAGGGGGTGGACTTGCACTTCTCGTTGCGTAGTGGCGGAATGCCGTCATAACGCAACGGCTTTCTGTCAAGTTTAAGATGGACAACACCGGGCCGTCCATGTAGTACGGACAACAATAGGAGCATCGCTGAGCGTCAGTAACGATGGGTCGAGGCATTATTCCGGCTGCTCCTTCGAGGGCGGCGACCTGGCGGCGGCGTAGCACAGCGCAGAATGGGAGATCATTTGCGCCCGCCCCGCTCGTAATATGCCCGCACCTCCGACGCCCGCCACCGTTTCTGCTGGCGGCGCTTCCCGATGCCCAGCGTGCGCCCGGCAGGAAAACCAGGTTTTGCCGTCTCACGGCGCACCGTCGTTGGCGATACCGACAGCCACTCGGCGATCTCCTCGATGCCCCACCACACGTCGGCATCCGATCGAGTCGCGGCAGCGCGTGCGAGCGCCTCTTCGGTCGCGCGGCGCACCTCCTCGCGGATCAGCCGCGCGAGGTCGTCGGCGTTTGCCAGTACCATTCGGTCCATCATTCACCCCCACAGTTCTGCAAGCGCTGCGCAATGAGCTCCGCGGCAAATTCCGTGTTCCCGCCACTGCACAACGCGGCGAGCGCCATGCGCAGCAGCTCCTCATCTCGCTGGCGCTGTTCCTCCGCCTGGGCGCACCACTGCGTCGTTTTCTGCCCGACGGCGCAGCGGCGCCAGCCTTGGGCGATCAGTTCGGCCTCGTCCATCATTCCACCCCGATAATATTTCCGTCTCAACCACGTTTCGGATCACCGCCGAGCATTTCCGTGATTTTTTGGAAACGATATCGTGGCATTCGAAAACTGTTCGCCTCGTAACCCCAATACGTTTTTGTGTTGACCCCAACCAGCCGCGCCATTTCCGCTCTCGATAATCCATGACGCTCTCGCATTTCTTTTAGCTCTTCACCGCGGAATTCTGCCTTTGGACCATTTTTCGAAACCATTGGCCTCGGAGCACTGGAATTCCCATTAATATCGATAGGCTTGAACACCGGCGGGTGTTCGATGAGGTGCTGCACGAGCAGCTGCAATTCGGTCATGTCTTCATGTCCCATTCAACAAGCGCCCCGCCGACATATGCCAGCACCCGCGCCGGATCGTGATACCGCCACGCGATCGCCGAGATGATCGCCACGGCGAGCGCGTGGATGAGGATGGATACTCGCCGTGGCATGGCTCGCTCAGAACGGAATGCCATCCTCAGCGAATCCGTTGTCGCCACTCGGATCCGCCGCCTTTGGTCGGCTCTTCTGCTGGCCTTCTTCCTCGTCCATTTTCCCGCCGAGCATCTTCATGGTGTCGCCGCGAATCTCGGTCGTGTAGCGCTCAACGCCGCTTTTGTCGGTCCACTTCCGCGTGCGCAGGCTGCCTTCCACGTAGATCGCTGATCCCTTGTGCAGATACTGGTCGGCGATCTCGGCGAGACGTCCGAAGAAGAGCACCCGGTGCCATTCGGTCGCCTCTTTCTTCTCGCCGGTAGTCTTGTCTTTCCACGTTTCCGACGTGGCAACCGACACGGTGCAAACGGCGTCGCCGTTTGGCATGTGCCGTGTCTCGGGATCGCGGCCTAGATGCCCGACGATGATCACTTTGTTGACCGTGGCCATCAGGCATTCCCCTTGGCGGTTTCTTCAGCTCGGGGCTCCCATCCATCGATCATCTCGCCCGTCTCGGCGTCGAACGTGGCCGGCTCGTCTTCGAGCGGGTTATCCTGGCGCAAACCCATCTCGGCGCGCGTGTCCTGCTCGATGGCGCGGGCTAGCTCGATCGAGATGGGCAGCCATTTGAAGAGCCGGCGAACCACGGTTTTGAGCGCCATCTGCTCGAAATGGGTTACCCATGGGCTCTTGTTGGAATTGCCGGATTTGCTCGCGGCGCGCACCGCTTCGATCTCTTTGCGGCTCATGACCTCGAACTGCACCCCGCCGTCTCGGAGGTGCGCCACGGCATAGACAAAGCGCAGCTTGTCCGGATTGACCCGGTTTGGGTTGTCGAAGTCGGGCACGTGGCGCAGGTTGGAATTGAGCCCGAGCTCGACCTCGAACACATCGCCCTCATAGACGGCGCGCGCCTCGATGCTCTGGATCTGCCCCGAGCGGCGCGCGAGCTCGATCATGCCGCGATATCCGATGATCACCTGGACGTCCATGGATCCTCGTTCGTTGTTGCGAAACGGCACGAGATAGACGTGTCCAAGCGCGCCGCCGGGTTCCAACCCAAGCTGGGCGCATAGCATGATCGCGCCGAGGAATGAGCGATGGTCGCATTGCGCTAGCGCCTTGTTGGTGCGCACCTCGGTGAGCGCAATGCGCGCGAGCCGATCGGCCGTCATGTGTTTCGGTAGCGCCGTCGCCATCTGGGATTTGACCTTGGGGTCGTTGAGCAGCGCGGCGATGCTGTTGCTTTTTTGCGTGGAAGCGCCGGTCATGGCGCTCTTGAGCGATTGCGGGGTCGTCGTCATGGTCACAGGTCCTTCAGGATGAACCGGCGGCTGCCGGGGATTTCGTGGGTGAATTGCTCGATAAGCTCTGGGGATAGCTGGGCCGCGAGCGCCTTCCAGTCGGTCCTGCGCGCGGGCTTTGGCGCGCGCCAGGTGACGATTGGCCTGCCATCGAGGGTGAGCGTCGAATGCGGGCCGAGCGCCGCCTTGATGCGCTCGCAGGCCGCCTCGTAGTGCGCCTCGGCTTCGCGCATGGCTTCTCGCGCCGCGCGCGCCGCCTGGTAGGCCGCGATGAGCTCGGCGTCGGCCTCGATCGACTCGCCGTCATCCACCGGGAAGAGCCGCTCGACGTCTCTGGCATTCGCTGGCTCTGGCGGAATCCCTGAGAGCACGTGGCGATACCAAAAATCTTCGGCGCGCTCCATCATCTGGGTGATCACGTCGTCGTCGCGCTGCAGGCGCTTGATCACGAACCGCTGACCACCAATGAGCGCGGCGAAGTCGCACCACGGCAGCCCCGTGATGGCGAGGTACCACATCCCTTGTGCCTGGTAGTGCAGCGGGATCGCCTCGTCGTCCTCGTCGCGGCCCCACTGGGCGCGGGCAAAGGCGCTCGTTGTTTTGCATTCGAGCACGCCTTCTGCACCGAGCAGCCTGCCGGTGGCCCTATCGATCCGGGCGCGGCTGCCATCGACCAGCACGGCGCGGTCGATGTTTCCGATCGCCCATGAGCGATCCGGGTGGCGGATGATCTGCCTGATGCGCTGCACCTTGCGTCCCGTGCGCTTGGCGTACTCGTCGGCGACGATCGCCTCGAGCACGTTGCCCCAGTAGACGGCGTCGGAATCTGAGACGGTGCCATCGGCCTCGCCGCGCTTTTCGAGATAGACGTCGAGCGCGGTCTTCCATGGGCTGAGCCCGAGGATGGCGGCCACGTCCGAGCCGCCGATACCGGAGCGGCGCGCTTCGAGCCATTCGTCGCGATTCACCTCTGCCCCCCATGATTTCTCTCTGCGGCGTATTTCGCATCGAGCCACGCCTCATGGTCGTAGAGCTTCAGGATAATCATCCCGAT